CAGCTAGACGGTGATGCCGCGATCTTCGAGGAAATGGGCCAAGGTTTCCAAAGCATGTCGCCAGCTTTGCGCGATCTGGAAAGCGCTATCCTGAACCAACGGATAGCCCACGGCGGGCACCCTGTTCTGACGATGTGCGCGTCGAACGCGACAGTGCAGCAAGACCCGGCAGGCAATCGCAAGCTGAGCAAGATCAAGAGCCACGGAAGGATTGACGGCATGGTATCTCTGGCAATGGCGGTAAGCGTGGCGGCGACATATGAGGATGACAGCGCGCCGTCCGTTTACGAAGCGCGCGGCGTGCTGGTGATCTGATGGGCTACTTTCGCAACCTGTTGCGGGCGGCAGTCGGCAGGCCGCAGGCGTCAACGACATTCGATCTGACAAGCATGACGCCGGAACAGGTGCGCGAGTTTCTGCGCGTCGGTGGCGAAACAATGCAAGCGGCCTCTGGCGTGGCGGTCACTGAAACAAGCGCCATGCGCGTTGCGGCGGCGTGGCGGTCGGTGAACATCATATCTGGCACTATCGGGTCGCTGCCCCTGGACCTGATACAGCGCGTATCGGAAACGGAGCGCCGACCGGCTATCGGGCACCCGCTGCGCCGGGTGATGACGGTCAAGCCGAACCAATGGCAAACGCCGACCGAGTTTCGGCGCATGATGATGGCGCACCTTTTGCTGCGGGGAAACGCTTACGCGCTCAAGGTTGTGGCCGGTGCCGATGTGCTGGCGCTGATCCCGCTGCATCCTGACCGAGTGATGGTCGAACAAAACAGCGATTACTCGCTCACCTATCGCGTGATGCTCAAGGACGGGCAGTTCGCCGTGCTGGGCCAGGTCGATTTGTTCCATCTGCGGGGCATGTCTTTTGACGGCATCAAGGGACTGTCGGTATTGTCGCACATGCGAGAAAGCCTTGGGCTGGCCTTGGTGTCGGAACGTGCTGGTGCGGAGATGATGAAAAACGGCCAGCTCGCGGGCGGCGTGTTGAAGCACCCCGGCAAGTTGACGCAGGAAGCTTACGCGCGGCTCAAGGAGTCAGCCGAGGCCTACCGCTCTGGCGGCAAGGACGCGGGCTCGGTTCGGATACTTGAAGAGGGTATGGAGTTTTCGCCGGTCAGCATGACAGCCAAGGATTTGCAGTTCCTTGAACAGCGCGATTTCCAGCGATACGATATTGCCATGTTCTTTGGCGTTCCGCCCCACATGCTTGGGGCCACGGAGAAAACGACGAGCTGGGGATCGGGGATTGAACAGCAGGGGATCGGGTTTGTCACCTATACCCTCAGCGACTGGATCAAGGTTTGGGAAGATGCGATCAAGCGCGATCTGATCCCGGAACGGGAATGGGATACGCACGACGCGCGGTTTTATACTCAGGGTCTTATGCGCGGGGACGCCAAGGCGCGATGGGATGCCTATACCAAGGCGCTGCAATGGGGTGTGTATAGCCCCAATGAGGTGCGGGCGCTTGAAGACATGAACCCGCGCGAAGGCGGTGACGTGTTTTATCCGCCGCCAAATACGTCTGGCAATGCAGAGGGAGCGGGCGATGACATTGAAGCCGATGCCGCAGCCGCAAGCGTTTGAACGCCCAGCGGGTTACACCTGGGACGCGCCTGCGGATGCCGTTCGCCACTGGGCAGAAAAATCATTTGCGGCCGAGGCCGACGAGCCGAACACCATATCAATTTATGGCGTGATCGGCGACGATATGTTCGGCGAAGGGTTCACCGCCAAGCGTATGGCCGGGGCGCTGCGCTCGATTGGCCCGAACGCAGTCACGGTAAATGTCAACAGTCCCGGCGGGGATATGTTCGAGGGACTGGCGATCTACAATCTTTTGCGCGAGCATCCGGCTGAGATCACGGTGAAGGTTATGGGCGTGGCCGCATCGGCGGCGTCGCTTGTCGCCATGTCCGGTGACAGGGTGCTTATGGGCGCTGGCGCTGTTATGATGATTCACAATGCCTGGGGCATGGTGATCGGGAACAGGCATGACTTTGCGGATGCGGCAAGCGTGTTTGAAACTTTCGACGCTTCGATGGCGGCTATCTATGCTGCGCGCACGGGCAAGGACAGCGCCGCGATCATGGCAATGCTGGATGGCCCGACGCGGGCCAGCGATGGCACCTACATGACGGCGGCGGAGGCTGTTGCAGCGGGGTTTGCCGATGGCCAGTTCGACGGCCCCGGCGCGGCCGCCTCGGCCCGCAATCTGCTGCCAGAGTCAATCCGGGCCGAGCGCAGGCTTTACGCCGCGCTGGCCGATACAGGAATGCCGAGAAAGGAACGCGAGAAGCTTCTGATCTCTGCGAAAGGGGGCGCGCGCGAAGCCGCCCTAACCGTCACGCGCGAAGCTGACGCATTTGCGGCTCGGGCTGCCGAGCTTCTTCAATCAATCCGGTCATAAGGAGTAAACCATGACCACGCAAATGAAGGCCCCTGTTCGGGGTATTGTCGCCGTGCGCGCGGATGCCAGCGACCCGGCCGCGCTTGTCGGCCAGATCAAGGCGGCATTCGAGGAGTTCAAATCCGCGAATGACCAGCGCATCAAGGCGGTTGAGGCTGGCAAGGCCGATGTCGTTCTGAATGACAAGGTCGATGCCATCAACGCCCACATTGCCAATCTGCAAAGTCAGTTGGCCGATGTGGCCGCGAAGGCTGCGGCTCGCAGCATCTCGGTCGGCAACGACGACCCGCTTGCCAAGGCGGCGGCCAAGTTCAGCGAAGAGCGGGGCCAGGCCATCGACGCGGAGGCCTATGGTCGCTATGCCAAGGCGCTGAATACCTACATGCGCCGGGGCGACGCAACGCCCGTTGCGGTTCGGGCTGAAATGTCTGTCGGGTCTGACCCTGACGGCGGCTACAGCGTGACGCCTGACATGACGGGCCGCATCGTGCAGCGCGTCTATGAGACCTCGCCCATGCGTCAAGTGGCGACGGTTGTCACGATCGGCACCGACGCTCTGGAAGGGTTCAACGACCTGGATGAAGCGGCGGCCGAATGGGTCGGCGAAAAAGCCGCCCGCGAAGAAACGGCGACACCCGGCCTCGGCAAATGGTCTATTCCTGTGCACGAACAGGCGGCCATGCCGAAGGCGACCCAGAAGCTTCTCGATGACAGCACTTTCAACATCGAGGCTTGGCTTTCGGCCAAGGTTGCGGACAAGTTTGCGCGCAGCGAGAATGCGGCATTCATGGTCGGCAACGGCGTTCTGAAACCCCGTGGCCTCTTTGCCTACCCGACTGCGGCCACGGCGGATGCGACGCGCGCATGGGGCACTTTCGAGCATGTCGCCTCTGGCACTTCGGGCACTCTCGGCGCGACCCCCGGCGACAAGCTGATCGACCTGGTGTTCAAGCTTAAGTCCGTTTACCGAGGCAATGCCAACTGGATGCTGTCGCGGGCGGTGCTGGCGGAAATCCGCAAGCTGAAAGATGAGTATGACAACTACATCTGGCAGCCCGATTTCACCCAGCGCCAGGGCGGGACGCTTCTCGGCTATCCCATTGTGGAAGCCGAAGATGCACCGGCGGCGGCGGCCAACGCTCTGTCCGTTGCCTTCGGGGATTTCCGCGAAGCCTACACCATTGTGGACCGTGTCGGCATTCGGGTTCTGCGCGATCCGCTGACCTCGAAGGGCTTTGTCCTGTTCTACACGACGAAGCGTGTAGGCGGCGGCGCGGTCAACTTTGAGGCGGTCAAGTTCCTCAAGTTGGCGTGACGAATTGGCAGCGCCTTCGGGCGCTGCCTTCCCCCCTAAATCAAGAAAGGAAACCGACATGCACGGCATGATCGACAATCTGGAAGTCCGCGTCGTTGGCCCGGATATTGTTGCGGCGGATGACACCGACAGCAATTCGACTCGTATTGATATGACGGGCTACGAAAGCGTCATGTTCATCGCCACCATCACCGACAGCGTTGCCGACGGCGTTGCGACCCTGACCATTCAGGAAAACGACGCGGACAGCGATACCGGGATGGCGGCGGCAGAGGATGCTGTGGCAACCGCGACCTGCGCTGTCGGGGATGACCTGAACGGCAGGGCGCTTGTCGTTGAGTATCGCAACACCGGCAAGCGGTATGTGCAGGCGACCCGCGCATCCGCGACGGCAGACATCGCCTTCGGCACCGTCGTTGCGATTCTTAAGCCTTACAGCCGTCCGGCTGTCCAGGGGGCCACGGTCGCTGACTCGGCGTATGTGTTCAACTGATGGCCTTTGCCCGCGCCCTCCGGGGCGCGGTGCTTCTTTTAGGAGGGCGGCATGATCCCTTACCTTGTCACCCCCCCCGCGTCTTTGCCTGTCAGCCTGGCGGATATGAAGGTGCATCTTCGTGTGGATCATACCGAAGAGGACGCCGCGATCCTCGAACAGCAGGCGGCGGCGGTGGCGCATCTGGACGGCTGGGGCGGAGTGCTGGGCCGGTGCATCATGCCTCAGGTATGGTCTGTGGACGTGACGGGGCCGGGGCTGCATGTGCTGCCCTTCCCCGACGCCTCGGGCGTCACGGCGCTTTCTGGCGGCTCTTCGGTGGCCCTTGCGACCACGCGGACGGGCTTGGGCCTTGCCGTCGAGATGGCCGATCTCGCCAGCGACTCCGAGGCGACGATCACCGCGACGTATGGGCTGCCTGCCACGCGGCTTCCTGCGGCGGCCAGGCTTGTCAAGCTGCTGGTCGGTCATTGGTATCAGCACCGGGAGGCGGTGACTGACGCCAGCATGTCGGCGCTGCCGATGGCGGCTGACGCGCTGATAGCGGCGCTGCGCTGGCGGCCGGTATGAGGGGCGGCGACCTGGACCGCCGGATACAATTCCGGCGCGCGGCGGAAACTGACGATGGCCTCGGCATTGTCCAGACATGGGGCGATCATGGCTTGCCCGTGTGGGCCTCGGTGTTGCCGGTCAGCGATGGCGAGCGGTGGCGGGCTGGCGAAGTCGCTGCCCATATCACGGCGCGGTTCACTGTGCGCTGGTCGCAATTCGCGGCTGGCATTACGCCAAAGGACCGGCTGATATACAAAGACGCCGAGCATGACATTTTTTCCGTCAAGGAAATTGGCCGCCGCGAGTGGATAGAGATAACGGCGGCGGCGCGGGCTGACTGATGCCAGGCAAGATGAGGATTCGCGTCGAAGGGCTTTCGGCGCTGGACAGAGAATTGCGCCAGTTTGCGCCCAAGATACAGAAGTCCGTTGAGCGCCGGGCTATTCGCAGGGCGATGAAGCCAATGATGGAGTTGGCTAAAACTTTTGCCCCGTTTGGCACGGGCGATCTTGAGGCCAGCATCAGGATCAGCGTCAGCACCCGGCGCGGCTTTGTCACGGCGACAATGGGGCCGTCAAGGAAAGTCAGCAAAGACGACGCCATCAAGGCAATGGTGCAGGAGTTCGGCTCTGTGCGGATGCCAATCCCGAACAGCTACATGCGCCCGGCATGGGATGCTGACCATAGGGCAATGCTTGAGCGGCTAAAGGTCGAACTTCGCCACGAGATAGACCGGGCTTTGTCGAGGGCATAATCACATGAAACAGGCTTTTCGCACGCTGCTGACTGGTTCGGCGGCGGTGGCGGCGCTGTGCCCGGCGTCTCGCATTGCATGGGGCGAACTGCCGCAAGGCAGCGGCTGGCCGCGCGCAGTGCTGAATGTGATTTCCGAAAACCGTGGCATGACAATGCAGGGACCGGACGGAATGTCCGTAAGCCGGGTGCAAGTGGATTGCTACGCGCTTTCATTCGCCGGTGCGGATGGCTTGGCACAAACGATTATCGATGTGCTGCACGGACATCGGGATACAGAGTTTCGGCTAATCGCGCATGACGCGACCCGGACAGGCCGCGAGGGCGGCACAGACGAGGCTGAAATGCCATTCCGGCATAGCCTGGACTTCTTAGTATCATGGAGGCCGACAAATGGCGCAGACTGAAAGCGAAGTTGATATTGCGTATGACTGGGAGTGCTGGATCGGGCGCGAAACGGCGCCTGGTGAAGACGATCATGTATTCACACAGATTTTCGGGTTTGAAAGCCTGCCCTTTCCTGAGCAGGTTCCCGAAGATGTCGATGTGACGCACATGCAAAGCAAGGGCCGCACGCGCGAAACCATGCCCGGCTTTCTGCCGGTCGCGGACTGGTCCCAGGAAAAGCAGTATTGGCCTGCTGATCCTGGCGATGTCCTCCTTGAGTCATTGGCGGAACTGACTGCGGCGGGCACGCGCGAACTTGTCCTGATCGAGTTCAACACTGACCCGACCGGGGCGGGTGGAGCGCGCCGCACCTATGAGGGCTATGTGAACTCTTTCACGCCCTCGGGGACTGTCGGCGACAAGCAAATGGCTACGGTCAATATCAAGATCATGGCCCGGCAGGAAACCAATGCGAGGGTGATCCCCGAATGACCGATCCCCGTTCCGTTGTGCGCGTTTGTGTTGGCGGTGAAGAATACCGCCTGCACATGGGCATGAGCGTTCTCGCCGAATTGCAGCAAGAGCACGGCGATGATGTTCTTTCGCGGCTGGACTCTGACAATGTGCCAGTCAAGGTAATCGCCGACCTGATCGCTTTGGCGCTGGGCCGGTATCATGCGGATGTGTCTGGTGACAAATATCTGGTTGACGATATTGTTGCCGAACACCCGGACGTGTTCGCGCGGTTGATGGTGGCGTTTGCTGGTGACCCCGGCGAGGGCCAGCGGGGAAACGAGCCGAGGCGGCCGAAAGCAAAGGCCAAGGCCGCCTGAATGTTGACGACCTGTTGCGGGCTTATGTCGCGGCGGGTCTGGACCCGGTGCGGTTCTGGTCCCTGTCCCTGCGCGAGTTGCGCGTTGAAATGGCGGGGGCCAGCGACCGGGCCAAGGAGCGCCGCTCGCTAGTCTGGTGGAACGCCATGCTGCCGTTGATTGACGCGAAAGACCGGCCATCGTTTTCGGCGTTCACCGGATACAAGCCCGACCGCCGGGCGGAACTGCGCCGATACAACGAGGCGTGGAACAGGATTGACGCGGCATTGGCAAGGGGGCGTAAATGAGCAGCGTTATCGGTCGCCTTCGTGCCATCCTGTCGCTTGACAGCGCGCAATTCGAGAAGGGCCTTTCGCGCAGTCGCCGCAGCATGGCGGCCTTCGCGCGGCGAGTGGTGATGGCCGCGAAGGTTGCCGCCGCTGCCGTTGTTGCCGCTGGGGCGGCGATGGTCCGGTCAAGCCTGCGCACGGTCGATGCACAGGCCAAGCTGGCGCAGTCCCTGGGGACAACGACGGCCAGCATTCAGGTGCTGACGCGGGCGGGCGACCTTGCGGGCGTGTCGATGTCGAGCGTTGAGCAGGCCACGAAAGACTTGACGCGCCGCCTGAGTCAGGCAGCGACTGGCACCGGCCCGGCTGCGTCTGACCTGCTGGCCCTGCCTCTGGACCAGCGTATTGCCGCCATCGACGCGGCCATACAGAGCCTGGTGCCCGAAACGGAACGGCTGGCCGTTGCCGGTCAGATCGCGGGCGAGGAAGGGTCTATCTCCTTTCTGCGGCTTGCCGGGACAGTCGGTCAGGCCAACAGCGAATTGCGGGAAACCGGCGTCTTGCTTTCGGATTTCGAAGCGGACGAGATGGAGGCTGCTAACGATGCGCTTTCGCGTATGGGGCTGGCGGCGCGCGGGGCGGCAAATCAATTCACTGTCGGGCTTGCCCCGGCTATCAATGACATCGCAACCAGTTTGTCCGAAGCAAGCCGGGGGCAGTCCAATTTTTTCCGCGACGCGGGCGAATGGGTTTCCGGGCTTGTGCGCGGCGTTCGCGCTGCTGGTCTCAGTATTCAGGTATTGGTGCTGGAACTGCGCATCGCGTGGAACAACCTTGTCATATACCTGACCGGCAAGACGGCAGACGCCGTTAACACCATCGCCGGTGCGTTCCGGGGCGCTTTCGCCGCTGTTGGCGAGATTTGGAAGGACCTCCCCGTTGTCCTTGGCAGCTTGATGATAGACGGGGCCAATGCGGCAATTGACGCTGTCGAGTCCATGATTAACGGGATTGTGAGGCGCATCAACAACTTTATAGAAGATGTTAACAGTCTAATCAACCGGCTCCCTGAGCGGTTCCGCCCAGAGGGCGGAACGGTCCTTGTCCCGCTTACAGAAATCAACTTGCCCGGCATTCCAAACCCGTTTGCCGAACAGGCGGCAAACGCTGTCCGCGACGCTGTCGCTGCCTTTAACGAGGCTTTCGCGAAAAAGGTTTGGGAGCCAGACACGTCGAACCGGGCGGGTGCGGTGCAGGCATTCGAGCGCGCGGCGCTGATGTTCCGTATGCGTATCTCGGAAATCAAGGCTGGCGCGGAAGCGGCGACGCCTGCCGTCAATAAGCTGGCCGCCGGTTTGGGCGATGCGCTTGCGCCCGACGCTGTTGGCGACAGCACCGGCTCTGCCGGTGGCGGCGGTGGCGGTGGCGGTTCCAGCCCGGCCGCAGAGGCAATCCGCGATATCGCTGATGTAGCGACTGACGCCGCAGTGACTGTCAGCGATGCGGGCAGACAGATGGCGCAGGGCATTCTGGACCCGCTCAAGGACGCGCTGAAATCGAGCGAGGGGGCAGTTTTGTCTTTCCGCGAGGCGGCGGCGCGTATTCTGGAGGGCTGGCGCGACCGGCTTATTGACAGCGTGTTTGCCCCCATCGAGAACGCGCTTGCCAATCTTTTCAGCGGCGGCGGTGGCGGTGGCGGTGGCTTTTGGGGCAGCATCATCGGTGCCTTCACCGGGGGCCTTGGCGGTGGCGGTTCGGCGGCCGCAAGTTCGGCGTCGATGCTGGCCGGTGGCATATACCACAAGGGCGGCATTGCCGGGTCTCCTTCATCGTCCCGGCTTTTGCCAGCGGCGGTTTGGGCCGGGGCTGCGAGGTATCACACTGGCGGCATCGCGGGCCTGCGCCCGGATGAGGTTCCGGCCGTGTTGCAACGGGGCGAGCGCGTCTTGCCGCGTGGGGCCGATCCCGGCGGCGCGGTGACTGTGTATGTCACGCTCGACCGCGACATGCTGCGCGGGGAGATTACCAGCACCAGCGGCAATGTCGCGGCGCAAGTGGTGGAGGGCTATCGCCACCGCGTATTGCCTCGGGACTTCAAGGCGCTCAATTCCGAAGCGGGGAGGCGGCGATGACAGTCGTTTACCCGACGCCGCTTGCCGATCTGTGGACGGGCATTGGCGTTGTCACTTGCTCGCTGGCGCTGTCTGACACGCGGACGATAAGCCGGGCGAACAATGGCGCGGCGCACATCACGTCCCAGGGGTCGAGGCTGTGGTATGGGCGCGTGGTCGCGCGCAAGCAGCGGGGTGTTTCGTCGGCTTTGTGGCGGGCGCGGATTGAGCGGCAGTTGAACCCTTGGGCCTCGTTCCTGGTGGCCGATACGCTGTTGCCTGCGCCCCAGGCTGACCCGGACGGGTCGATACTTGATGTGTCTGCGCCTGTCATTGCGTCTGTGGCGTCCCCGCAGATTACCATTGCCGGGCTGCCTGTCGGGTATGTTCTGACCGAGGCTGATTATGTCGGTGTGGTGCGC